GAGGTTCACTGCGAGCTTCAGGTTGTCCAACGCTTCCGCGCTGTTTGCCCCGAAGAGTACCTCGTTCGGCACTGCTGTCGCGAAGCCCTCGGTCAATGCCGCGACGAATGTGTAGGTCTTGTTATTTACGACGACCTGCTCTCCGTCGATGCCGTTCGGCGTGGTGTCATTCCATGCGATGAACGCACCGGTCTCCGCTACCACGAAGTCACCGGCTGATCCGTTCGCGAGCGATGTCACGGTGATGGTTGTCGCGTCTACCGCGGACGCCGTTGCGCCAGTCGGTTGCGTGGTTCCCGTGGAGTAGTTGGTTCCTTCGGTCGCCTCTCCGTTTATCGCCTTGCTCAAATTCAGAAGTGCCGCTTCATCGTTCGCTCCGAGCAGTACCTCGTTCGGCACGGCCGTGAGTCCCAATGTTTCCGCGAGCACGGTTTCGTACACATACGCCACTCCGTCCACGGTCACGGTGTTTCCCGCGACGCCCGGGTTCGATGCGCCCGTGCCGCCTCCCAGGGTCGTGTCCGGCCAGCTCAATGTCCCGTCGAGCGATGTGGTCGCGAGCGTGTTCGCCGCCGTTCCCGAGCTCCTGGCCACCACCTTTTGGGTCGTGTCCGCATTGTCGGTCGCGATCACCTGCGCGTTCACCACGGTGCCGGTCGAGCAGTTCGTCCCGATTCCCGCTCCCGCATTGATTGCGAGTTTCAGGTTGTCGAGCGCTGCCGCGTCCGATCCGCCGATCAGCACTTCGTCCGCCACGGTGGGTCCGGTCGATAGCGCAGTCTTGAACGTGTAGGTCCTTGCTCCGATTGTGATCTGGCTTCCGTCGATGATTGTGTTCGCCGTCACCACGCTCTCTGCGTGCACGCCTCCCACGATGTTTCCTCCGCTTACGGTCATGATCGCCTGCGCCCTCGTGGCCGGCTGTATCGCGCCCGTCAAGGTGAGCTTTGCCGACGCCTTGCCGGTCAGCCCGTTCTTGAATACATACTCCTGGTCTCCGATCTGCATCGTGTCTCCGTGAGTCGGGTTCACCGCGATCGTCAGGTTGTCTGATGCCTGGACGCTTTCCGTCTTGTTCACGTCCTCCTTCGCCGCCATGAACACGCCGCCGCCTATTGCGGTTATTCTAAGCAGCCCCGTGGCCGCGTTCAGCGCGATGTTCACCGGCGAGTCGCTCGGCAGGTCTTCGTAGTACTGCCGTCTCAATGCCTCCCGCAATATGATTCCTCCGACAAACGAACCTGCGGGGGCTCCTTTCGCTTGCGGATATTCGATGTGATTTTTCTGCATGTTTTTTTATTGCTGTCTCTTCTTCCTCAGTGCCAGGAGCCTTTGTATGAACCCTGGTCTTGGTGCCGTCTCCGGTGTCGCCGCGGCTGGCTCGACTACGTCAGCTTCCGGCGGTAGGATGTCTTCCGGCCCGGGGATTCCTTGTTTCAGTAATTCCGGCACCGGGTTATCCGCGATCCCCTCCGCGGGCCCTGTCGGAATCTTTGCTTCCGGTTCTCCTTCCTTCTTCGGTGAGGTCGATGTCAGAAGGGCCGGCGCCAGAACGTCCTCGTACTCGTCGTATCCCAATTTCTGCACGATGAGTTTCTGCAGCACGTTCTTCTTCCGTTTCCATTGTAGCATTTCCTTCTCGTCTCCGCTCTCCGGCTTGTCGTCGACCACGAAGAGCTTGTACATCTCGAGCACTTCCTTCGCTTCCTGATCCGGGCTCTTCTCCTTGCGCGGCTCGATGTCGACCCACGCGTCCACGATCACGTCCTTGTCTGCTTTCTTAAATTCGCCGAACCGGAATTTCTTCCCGATGATCCGATACGCCAGGTCCTCTTCGAGGAACTCCTGGTTCATCTGGATCATCCCGTTCACGAGCTCCGTGAAGGCGATCTCCATCTGCCGCACGAGCAGGCTGAACCGGATGTTCGTCTGCATGAGCAGCAGCTCGACCTTGCTCGCCGGTTCCTGCGGCCCCTTCGGTATCCCCTGCGTGTATTCGCTGAGGGCCAGGGACGTCTGCACTTCGCGCCGTAGTATCGTATCCTTCTCCACCCATGCCCGTGACACTTCCGGCATCTTCTCGATCGTGACGTCGTTCACATTCGTGAGGTACCAGATGGCCCCCGGTGAATGCTTGATGTCCGAGTCTTTGTATCCGGCGCCCTTCTTCACCTTCCTGATCGGGTCGAGGCTGAAGACGATGTCGTCCATCGCCTGGTTCCTCGAGTCCGCGAGCTCGTGGATTGTGGTCTCCACTGGCTCCAAGTGCGCCATCGCGTAGTACTCCCAGTTCAAGCTGATGTCCGGCAGGTCGTAGAACACCTGCCCCTTGTTTATTTTGAGGTACGGGTTCTCGTCGTCACGCGCCACGTGCTTGCGGTTGAATATCACCTGCAGCTTCTGCTCCACGTGATCCCAGCATTCCCAAATTTCTATCGTTCGCTCGCCTGCATCCTTGTCCGGTGTCGACATGCCCGCGGTCGGCTGCACCTCCGATCGGTTCTGCCGGCCGTCGTCGATCTGCCCCATCTTCTTCGTGTTCAGCTCGTACCGCTCCCGTCTCGGGTCGTTGCCGGTCGGCTGTTCGTCATCCACTTTTTCCCAATCGATCAAATCGTACAGCTTCTCGTCCGCACGCGCTTCGTCCTCTTTCTTCAGTACCGCCTTGTCCTTGAACGTCTGCTTTATTTCCCATCGCGAATTCTTCAGCCGGTTCTGCGCCTTCGGGTCCACGTACAACATCCAGTTGTCGACGATCTCGAGGTACGGGTTCGTGCCGTCCCAGCTGAGCTGGCCGGTTCCGTTTCCGTACATGAGCATCGCGTTGATCCACTGGATCTTCTTGTCGTCGAACTCCATCACTTGGAATCCATACTCGACGAGTCCGTCCCACGCCTTAATGCTTTCGCTGTTCAGGTCCTCCTTCTTCGTCGGGTAAATGTTTACCTTAATCTTCGCCGATGCGAGTCGCGGCTTCACGGTCTCGATCACTTCGAATCCGATCGGCGGCATGATGCTCGTGCCGTACGCATAATTAACCGCGTCGCGATATGCGCGATACAGTTTGTACATGCGGATGTTTTTCTCGATGTATGGCCGTCGGAAGTTCTCCGCCTGCGTGAAGCGCTTCGTCCACAGCTGAATCAGTTTCTGATCTTGTTCCTCTCTCGATTCACCGGGTTCCCCCATCCCGATGTCTTCCGCATCCGAGAGCTGGACTTTTTCTTTTGTGTCTGCCGGCATTTGAATTTATTATAGCACTTTTAGTTTTGCAACAACATGGGGATATCCTACCCCATGGTCGCTCGGCGCTTCTCGAGCGCGATGCGCCAGTATATGAGCGCGTGAAGGAAGTCATCCTTCCCGGTCGACACCCATTCCCTGCTTGACAGTCCCAGCCGATCCGTCACGGTTCGCGCGTATGTCGTTCCCGTGTGCTTCACGAGGTGCTGGATCGCCTCGTCATCCTGGTGGTAGAAGAATCTGATGCCTGAACCCTTCAGGTCCGCGAGCACCCAGTCGATCATCCGGTCGCGTTCCGTGAGCACGGTCACCTCCTCCTCGAACGTCTTGGGCGGCTTTTGGAAGTCCTCGTCCGCGAACCTGATCACCTTCGCGTGCTTCGGGTCGTCCTTGTACCAGTTCACGTACACCCTGTTCGGGAATCTCTTCGCGAAGTCCATCACCTCGTTCGGTGTGAATCCTCCGTCGATCACCGCTATCCGCACGTCGTACACCTCCATGAGTTCCGCGAGCCTGTCCCACTTGCTCTTCGTCACGTTTCCGTATTCGTCGTATTCCTCCCGCACGACGATGATGCCGAACACTCCCTCTTCCGTCCCGATCATCACGTAGAGTTCGCGGAGCTGCACGTCCACACCCATGAGACAGCTCACCTCCACGTGGTCGCGCTGCGTGAGGTTGCGGTATATGATCGACGCCGGGATCTGGCTGTCGGCCGACACGTACGGCAGTCCGAGCTTGTGATTGTGGAAGTAGTCGAGCTGCCCTTTCTTCTCGCGCTCCTTGTATTCCTGGATGAGGTCCGCGCAGCTTACCCAGCTCCACGGGAATATCATCTGCGTCAGCCAGTAGCTCGATATCGCTCTCCCCGATGCGAGTTCCTCGTCCGTCTTCGGGAATCTCGCCTTCCAGTATCCCGTGCCGTCCGGGTTCATCTCCGACTTCGGCCGGATCCACTTCTCCTCGAGTGGCTTTCCGCATGCGCTGCAGATGTACCGCTCGCGCTTCATGTCCACGTTGTCCGGCCAGACCATGTGCTGCTCCCTGCGGCATCTTCCGCACCTGAATCTCCAGTGCTTCTGATCCCCTTCCGAGAACTTTTCATCGATGCCGAAGTTCGGAATGGTCGGCGTCGATATCCATATCTCCTCCTTCAGCGATTCGGCTCCTTCCTGCCGGCTTTTGAGCGCCGCGACCTGCTGCATGTTCGATCGGTCGAGCTCGTCGTATATGTTCCGGTCGCTCGTGACCATCGTGACGTCGCGATCCGTTTGGGTCCCTTGGTAGTATATAAATCCCTTGCCGAATTGTTTCTGCGCGATCGCGTCCACATCCTTCTCGGTCAGTCCCTGGCGGAGCTTCGGGTTCTTCTTGATGAGCTCGTTCACTTTCGCCGGCACGAACTTCGCCACGTCGGTCGCGGTCGGGAGCGAGTGGATGACGTTGATGCCCCACTCGATCACCCCGTGGAGTCCCTTCGCCACGATCGCCCACAGCGACAGCCCCGCTTGCGAGGGTTTCCTCACGGCGATCTTCTTCGACATGTCGTCGTAGATGTCCTGCAGGAAGAAGTGATCGCTGTCCGGCCCGATGTCGATCGGCTTTCCCTTTTCGTTCACGATGCCGTGCTCGTTGATCCATTGCAGCGGATCGTATGCGGCGCTTACCTTGTCATCGTTCATCCTTTCTTTTTGGCCTTAGCTTCCTTTTTCGCCCTTTCGCGTTCGAGCGTCTGCCGGTAAGCCCTCGCCGCGAGCCGTTCCTCCATGGTTGGCACCCTCTGCTCCTTCACGTTGATCGTTCCTCCGAGCGCGATTCCCTGCACCGGCTTGCCGGCCGTGCGGTCGAGGTATTCTTTGATCGCCGATGTGTTCCGTTTGTTATGCCCTTCGGAGTACAGCACGTCGAGCAGCGCCTGCACGCGCGTCTTCTTCACGATGCGCGTCTGTCCCGTCGCCTTGTCAGTCTCCACGACGTCGACCATCTCCAATCCGTGCGTGTCGAATAGCTCCTTGACCCCTTTGGCAATGAGCGTTTCTTCTTTCGTCTTTCGGCCGGATCCGGGTCTCTTCCCTCCCATCCCCATGCCTTTTGGTTTGTAGTTCCGGCCTCCCTTGCTCTTCTTCTGAGTGGAAACTGACTTGCCTTCTTCTTTCAGTTTATCAGTTTCCGGGGCCGAGTTCACGGTTCTCCCTTCCATGGCTTTATTGTAGCATGTCTCCTTTCTAAAACAATGCCGCGCTTCCTGGGTGAGGTGCGCGGTGAACCTTTGGCTGGCTATGAGGCGGGACTTTTGCGGGATGCGGGGCTCTTCGGCTCCGCGGATGCATCGATCACCTCCTTCCGTGTATGTTCTCGTGCTCCTCTCATTATAACACTTTTGTGATGTACTGGAGGGGGCGCTCTAACCACTGAGCTACCCACCCCGAAGGGCGGAATGGGATTCGAACCCACGACCTCCCCTTTGGACTTGCTCTACCACTGAGCTACGGATCTTGCGACCCGGCTGGATTCGAACCAGCGACCTCGCCCCCTTCAATACACCACTCCTATTTCGTATCGAGCTCATGGGAATGCCCCAGCGTTACCCTATGTGGCGGCGGTCTGTTTCGTCCGCGCTTAGTTGCCCTGGTTCCCTCGTTCTTCGCACTCCGCGGGATCCTTTAAGTTCCACCCTTCTCGCTTTTACGTTGCGTCGCTCAGGATTTGTGGGGGTGGACGGCTTCCTCCGTTGCCGGCCGGGCACTTCCATCAGCTCACTACGTTGTCAATGTCCTCTCCGTATCTATGCATCCTTCCGTAATATCTAGGTATCTCTACCGCCCCCGGCCCTTGCGGGCTCCTGGCCTGGATTGCCTGGCGTGGGGGGCGGTGAGGGGCGTTCTCGGCCCGAATGCAGGACGTCTCCCACCTGGACCGTTG